GGCAGCATAATCCGTTTCATTTCTTCGATCAGGATTTCAAAGTGCGCCGTGAAGTCGTCCAGCCCATCGCAATTCCCCATGTCCTGTGGGTCGTTGCTATAAGTGAATAAATCCGCGAAAGGTGGACTAAACACGGAAAAGTCAATCGAATGATCTTCTATTTCCCTCGCCACTCTCACGCAATCGCCGTGGTAAACTTCCCACCCGTCGCCCGTCATTTTATCAATAGTTGTTTTCATAGCATTTTTTCTGTTAGCAGATTCTCTAAAGCATTCAGCGGCAATCTTCATCTGTGATTGCATTTGTTCATGCTGTTTTATTTTCCGTTTGATCGTTTTCATAATCGGCCCCTCGGTCGTCGCGTGGATGACATAGGCATTTACTTCTCGTTTTTGTCCGAAACGATAAGATCGGCGCAAGGCTTGATAAAAGTCCTCAAACGAGTAGGACAGTCCGACAAACGCGACGTTGCAACAATGCTGCCAATTCATTCCGTATCCGAAGATTCCGCTTTTACTGATCAGAACGCGATGCTTGCCGTCCACAAAGCCATTTGCGGCATTTTCCTTGTATTTTGCGGTGTCGCTCCCTTTGACTTCAATAGCGTCGGGAATAGCCTTTTTAAGCATGTCACTTTCCAGATTCGTGTTGCACCAGACAATCCACGATTCGGACGATGGATTAACCAGCTTCGCCACCTCATCAACTCGGTGTTGTGCCGTCATCCGCATTTCCTTGTGCATCGTCGTAGCTGACAGCGTGGCAACTCTAAACATCTCTCCTTCATCTGCTCCGGTCGTTTCGTCAACGTCCACAATGATCGTTTCAAGATTAAGATTCGGTAGATTGTAGCCCTTGTCATCAAATCCAATATCGGACGGCTTAGAAATGCAAGCGGCCCATGAACTTACCCATTCCCAAAATGACGTTTCAGCGTGTTTCTTCAATCTCCAATCGCCAGTGTTGAATGTGTCGTTGACAAAGAACGTCGCCAGCATTTGCATCGGTGAGCATACGCCAAGAAAATCCGCGTGTTGCCCAAACTCGGTATAGTCGTTTGGCGATGGTGTTGCCGTGCAGCATAGCCGGAAACGAGTATCGGCAAAGCGATCAGTCAATCGACGGCGTGTTTTGCCTGTGAAGTTTTTCAAAATGCTGGATTCATCCAATACTACGCCAGCAAAGTTCACGTTGTCAAAGTGATCGAGTTTGTCGTAATTGGTGATGTAAATTCCCGCATCGGTAATTTCCGATTCTTCGGAAACAACCTTTGCATTATATCCGAACTTGTGCGCTTCGGATTCCGTTTGCTTGGCGACTGACAGCGGAGTCAAGATTAAAACCGCGCCGGATGTTTCCATGACAACCTGATGCGCCCATTCCAATTGTTGCAGAGTTTTACCAAGTCCGCATTCTTCAAACAGCGCAGCGCGTCCTTTCTTCACTGCCCATTGCACCACTTGTTTTTGCCAGTCGAAAAGGCTCGCGGTGATTGGTTTCGGATCAAAGCCATATTCCATGGCCTTGCGAATCTTTGCATTGATAAACTCGTCATAATTCATAGCTTGTGTTTTCATATTTGTTTTCTGTGCCGCCGCAATTTAAGCGGTGATTTGATAAAAGTAAACCATTTTTTTCAATCTTTGTAATATGGCAAAATCTCCAGTTCCACGGCTGGCCCTTTGTCGCGCCGGGTGTCGTTAATTTCTTTCAGCCATGCATCAGGGTGTTTATCACTTTTGCGGTGATTGCAAGACTGGCAAGCAATAACCAAATTTGTTAAGCAATGCGCCCCGCCTTTTGCTATTGGCATAACATGATCTGCTTGGCATTTGTTAGGTGTAAATGCGTCCTTGCACCAATGGCAAGATACAACCGTTAAAGATTTCCATTGTTTTGCCCATTCCTTAATTGCTTTTAATTCACCAACGGGCGCAGATTTTTTTGCCGCTCTAATTCTCCCTTTTACAGCAATCATTATTGACGCTCTTTTTTCAGGGTTGTTTTTTGCCCATTCTAATGCTTTAGCAACAGACTTTCCCGGATGTTTTGCATCCCAAGTTTTGCGATACTGAGCAAGCTTGTCGCGGTTCTTGTTCCTCCATTGTGTTTTGTATGCTTTTACCTTTTCAGAATTGTTTTTACGAAAATTCCTACTTCTTTGCGTTTGCACTCCGGGATTGCTTGCAGCCCACTCCTTGTAATGCTCACGTATCTTTTCTTTATTTTTATCTCTCCAAGCCTTTGCGCTTGCGGCTTTCTTTTCGGGATTATTCTTTCGATATGCTTTCCCTCTTGCAATTTTTATTAGCCTTTTTTCCTCTGGCGTTAACTTGCTATTGATTGACATAATTAAAACAGGTTCGCCGTCATGGATTGCAGGAGATACCCACTTAAAAAGTGGCAAGCAATCGCACGACGGCGCATTTGTTTTGTGTGTTTTCATCTCGGTATCTACGAGTGGATGCAAAGCAACAAAGCTAAGTTAGTATAATATTAAGATTTGTCAAATTGATTTTCCGTATGTAGCAATCAAAAGAGCGTCAGCAATAGCGTGAGTCACTTTGATGCCAGGAAAAAGCTCTTGCGCTTTTTGTTTGGTAATATTCTTGTTTCCTTTTGTCATGCACCCAAGCTTTTTCTGCCATACTTGTGGACGTATTCTAGTAAACGGTATGCCAGCGGCGGTTAGTGCCATCTCAAGGTGCCCAAAACCATTGCCAAAAGTAAATGCTGATTTTACGCCCATCTGCGGCGATGAATGCACTTGCTCGATATAAGCGTGTATGTCCGTTCCTCCAATTCCAGCGTTCATGCTTATGGAAACAATTAGCTCCCACAAATCTTGCAGTGTATCAGGCATTTTCTCGACGCACGGTTTTCCGTCCGTAATCCATACAATTCCACCGCTTTTGCCAGGGTCAATTCCGATAATTGTTTTACTCATAGTGTCAGCTTAATTGGTAGGATGATTGTCATAAAATTAGAACATGTCGCATCAGGAAACGCTATCGCGTTCCTGTGCTTGGCTGTTGAGCGGAGAATTCCACACTCGGTTCCCGTGATCATCCGTTCGGATCGCGGCCAGCAGATCTGAAGCACCGACTACCAGCAGCGTTTCACCGTTGGCGAAGACCATTTCCATCGGCTTCCGCCCGAAGTCGCATTCCCATGCAAACCATTCGAGCCAGCCACTGGCATCCTCCGCGTCGTCGCTCAGTTGCGCGGCCAGCGTCCGTGTGTATTCCCCAAACATGTCCCATATGGCCGAGCTGATTTCATTTTCCGGCGAGGCCATGAAGGCGTTTTCAATCTTTCCTAAGGTGTCCTGCACCCGGATTGCGGTCTGCACCCAACGCTCAACAAGTCGTAAGAGAGGAACCGGCTGGGCGGTGTGTGTCGGAGTTTCCATATAGTTATTGAGTTGATTTTTGCTTCTGAGTAACGGCGACAGCCGATGCATTCACACCGGAGTTCTGTGAATCTTTCATTGCACTTGTAATCTTCCAATATCGTTCTTCATACATGGCGCGGAAATCTTGCAAGGAATCGCTTAGTTTTTCGGTAAATCCATCTGCGTCGACATGCACATAAAACAACGGCTTGCCTTTGAAATAAGCGGCAAAGTGCCATTCGTCCACTTCGCAAATTGCCATGCCTGCATGAACTTGGAGCTTGTATTCGTCGGGTAGTCCGCCGTCGGCAAGATAGCCATAGAAAGTCGCCAGCGTCGGGCATTTGACTTCGGCGCCTGCGACAAGAATGCCGTCCTGATAGATGAGTCCGTCCGGAGAGCATGAGACCACGCCGTTCGGATCGTCGCCCATGATGCACATGCCGACTTGATCAATCTGCATTCCGATTCGATCCTGCAATGCGGCCAGAGCGTCCGGCTCCAGGTCGTTGCCGCGGCGCGTGTGTTTGTTGCCGGCGAATTTCTCCCCCGTGTAATGACTAAGCCATTCTTGAAGTCCATAGTCGTCTAGTCCGGCAATCGCGTCGGGATTCGTCCGCATCTCGTTTGCCGCGTCGAGGCCTGCAATCAGCTTGTCAATGGCAGCAATGGCCGCTTGTGATTTCGATAACTGTCCTGTCGCCGTGATGCTCGACTTCAACGCGCTGCCCGTCAAACGCCATAGCCGCGCCGTGATCCAGTCAATTGATCCTTGCAATGTGTCGAGTATAATCATTCTTCCACCTCCACGAATTTTCTGAGCTTTCTGCCAAATGGTGGCGTATATTTTTCGCGATTGCAAAAAAGTGCCTGTCCATGTTCGTTGAAATCAGCGTAAATAACGAGCGGTTCCGGCTTGACGCGGTAGTTAAACGCCTCAAAGTCCCATGTAGGTTTTTCAGTTGGTCTCCAAAAATTGCCCTCTG